CAGTGACATTTCGCTGGCAGCCAGCTGCTGCTCTTTAGTGATATGAGTCTGGTATTTATCGTTCATCAGATGGACGGCAAAGCGGACGGCTGAGGTGCGGTTTTCTAACGATACATTCTCGTCAGAAGTCGCTACTTCATCGGTAGTTTTCACATCGGTAGGGATAGTGGTGTCAACGTCGCCAGCGGCTTTTGGCAGCCAGGTGTGCCCATCGTCCTGAAGTTCGTAACGATCACACCAGGTGAAATCAACTTCACCTTCTTCCGGCAGGCCGTCAACAACCGGAAAATCAGTGCGAATCGGCCTAGCGTAGTCCTTACCACGGCCCGTTTCGATGCCTGCATCTTCCAGAGCAACATCCAGCTGCAGGTTAGCGCGAGCCTCGGTTTTGGCAGTGAACCAGACCACTGCATCTTGCTTTCCGGATTTCTGAGTGGCTTTAACCACATAAAAGAATTCCATGTGAGATCCTCATTTTTGGGTGTTAGAATCCCCGGACCATTGATAGCGCCCATTGGGTTAACTTTGGTTTTAATGTTGTTTCCGGTGTAACTTTGGTCGGTGGCACCGGACGTAGATCCCGCCTTGCGCGGGTTTTACGTTAGCCTTCGTGAGCCATCTGGTCGTGCGAAGCGCAACGTCTTGAGCAATACACTTTCTCTTTGCGCGCCAGCAGTGAGCCGTTGCGATAGAGAAGGGTGCTTTTGATTACTTCTTCCGGTTTAACTGGCTTGCCGCAATAACCGCATTTGGTTGAGTTACACATCAGGATTTCCCTTCTGCGCAAGCAGGTAACAGAAACGACGAATATTCACTTCTACCCAGTTCAGTTTTACGGCCCGCTGCCGGGTTGGCCTTCTGGCAAAATCAATCATATTGATCTCCTTGTTATGCCTGTCTTTTATCCACTTCAGGCTCGGTGGTATGCTGGTAGTTCTCACACAGCCAGCAAGGAATAACTATGAAATCAATAACTAAGCCATGTCCTATTTGTGGTGAAGATGCTTTGTCTTTTAACCAGACAAATCAGTTGGTTAACATCAAAGTAAAACCACCAACTATTCGTGAAGTTCCATCAGTGGTTTACGTTTGCGATACACACGGATGGTTTTCACTTTCAGAGCAGATAAACAGCCTCGTTACATCAAATGACGACCCGGCGGCTAAACAAAAATTGTCAGTTATCGTTAAAGAGCGATATGTGCCGGAGCAGGATCAGCCGTTAGCCCTGAAACCTATTGAGTCGCTCGCATAAAATCCTTTCGACTCTCACTGCGATACCCCAGGCGGTACATTTTCGCGTAGGCTTTGCCGCGTGGAATTCCGCCTGTTTTGTTGAATCGCTGCTGTGCGCGGCGATGGTGTTTTGCTTCTGGGCTGTTTGGTCCTTTCCCGCCATTCAACCGCGAACTTGGGAGTTGCATTAGCTTTTGGCGTGAATCGAATTTACGTGCCCAGCACGCCCCAAATCCGTACATCCCCGTTTTCTTCGTATTACCTTTCATCTCAATCCCCTTGTTTGCCCTTGTCGCCAGGCCAGCGGAACATTTCAAACCTACTGCGCGTTAATCTCACCACCTCATTCCGGTCTTCGTATGCCCCGGATGGCTACTTCGTGGGCGTCCTGCCTGGGTGGTTGTGTTAATGGAGTAATTAAACACAATGTTTATTTGCGTGTCAACATAATGAGTGTTTTTGTATAAACAAAAAGTTTAGTTGGTTGCACGCGTTGGCACGAGTAGTATGTTTTGTGGTCTATTTTGTGGTTGTAAAAACATCAATAAGGGTGGGCTATGGAAAAATTCTACGTGGGTTACAACGATGTATGTCAGGCGGTAGGTAGAGCGACGCTGAATCTGATATCACATGGAGACGCGCCAACTACTGAGGCGATCATTTCAATGCTTGAGTCGCTGGGGGATATTGAGCAGAACGATTTTTGGCGACAGGTGTTCAGGTTTGCTGCTGAGGAAGTGCGAAAAGGGTAGGCAATAAAAAACCCGGCGCAGTGGCCGGATTATTTACTATTCTGAGGTGCAGGTGCAGGTGCAGGTGCAGGTGCAGGTGCAGGTTGTATTATCTCGACAGGTTTTAGATAAGATTGCACTTGGGGCAACGCGAGAATTACGGCAAGCAATGCTAAAATGGCACCAACCATCCACTGAAGAGTGGCTGATGTCGTCTTTAAACCATCGATCTGCCCTTTTAATCCTTCGATTTGTCCTTTTAGGCCAGTAAACTCACCATTAACCCCTGAAATCTGAGCTTTAATTTCCGACATAGAGGTATTCATTGCAGAAAACTGCTGCGCTTGAAAGGCCCTAAATTCAGCCATTTCACGCCGCATCTCGGCGGCCACTACATCCACCTCTGCTTTGTTCTGAGCAAACTTGGCGTCAAGTTCTTCCCTTGAGATACCCACAGCATCTACCTCAGCATCTTCGCCTTTAACAATGGTTTGACTTTTAGATAATGGATTCGTTCTACTTTTCCCCATTTTTGTTAAAATCGGGTTTTTCGGTCGAATATTTACCACATCCGCTTTTTCATGATATGCGGGCATGTGAAATGCGTCAACTTTGACGTCAGGCGACGAGGTTTTGCGAATTGAGGCTCCATCCACTTAAATTAATCCTGCTTTTTAAGTTCGCGCTCAAAGGGTTCAATGAGGCCCGGATCCATAACAGGAGCATTAAGTATTGCTTGAGCCATGTTTTTTGCCATAGACATTGGTAGAGTGACTGAACTAGTAGCCTCAAGAAACATATTCACCCCAGCTTCAGTATTCGTTTCATCAGGAATGTTCAAGTTGTCGACTACATGTCTACAAAAAGTAATGTGGCAATAGGCATTATCTCCGACATTCATTCCAGTAGTTATAAAAACATCCGCAAATCCAGCGTTGTAGTCTTTAGATTTTTTGATTTCTGGCATATCTCACTGCTCCTTCATTTTAAGATGAAATTGTCTTGCATTATTCCATATCACCCTTAATCCGCCGTCCCATATACTTGGCGTACAGTTCATCGAGTTCTTTCAATCGTAGAGATACGATCCGCAACATGTTCTGTTGTTCTTCTTCGTTTGGGAGTTGATTATAGAGCTCCAACAGTCTCCGTTCGTCGTGTCTCAAACCGTCCTTAGCATCCACGTCCTGACCTAGAACCCACTCAAGACTTACGCCTAGCGCATCGGCAAGTTTTATTGCTGAGCTTTTTCCTATCGCTCCTCTGACAAACCAGTTGTTGACTGATTGTGCGCTCACACCACAGATTCTCGCTATATCCGCTTTGGATATGCGCTTCTTCTCGATGATTTCATTTAACCGCCGAACCTGCGGGTTATCTGTTTGGTGTGTGTTTTTTCTCATATATCAAGATTCTAAACTAAAAGTTTATCGCCTCAACATTCATAATGTTGACTTGAGTATAAACATAATGTTTAATTTGGTTCGTTATTACTTGGAGCCAAATATGAAAGCACTTGATAAAGCAATATGCATCGTAGGGGGTGCAACCCGTTTAGCAGAAAAGCTCAATGTATCCCCAATGACAGTCAGTCACTGGCGTCACCGTGATAATGGATTCGTACCGGCTAACCGTGTCATTCCTATTTTCAATGCTACAGGTGTAACTCCACATGAGTTACGCCCTGATTTGTACCTCAACCCTACGGATGGGTTACCAGTTCAGGAAGCGAGGGCATAACCATGCAGTCACTATCACTTCATCAAAATACCGGATATCAACCGGCTGCGATGATAAATCGCAATCAACCTGTCTCGGTAGATAAACATGACCAGATCCGCGATGCCGTTCGTGCGTGGGCGGGTGTCGATGGTCAGGATGTCGTTTCTGCTCTGATCGTCGAAGAGTACCAGGCGCAAGGGGGAGACGAGATCACTTTCCCTGATGACCTCAGCCGACAGCGTCAGAAGCTTTTCCGCTTCCTGGACAACCATTTCAACAGTGAAAGATACCGCGAGAATGTCCGCCAACTGACTCCGGCAATTCTTGCTGTTCTGCCGCTCAAGTACCGCAACCGTCTGCTACCAGAAGACAACGTTATGGCCCGCCTGGCAAGGCTGGAGAAAGAAACCAGCGAAGCGAAGATTGCTGTCGCAATGGATGCGCCACGTCATCAGAAGCTGAAAGAGTTGAGCGAGGGGATCGTGGAGATGTATCGCGTTGACCCTGGGTTAACCGGTCCGCTGATGGAGATGGTGCAGATGATGCTGGGGGCTATATGACGGGTTCAAAAAAAGGTAAAGGCCGGACCGCGCCAACGGAACCGACCTTCAGTGTAACTCCAGGCAGAATTACGAGGTCATTATGACAAACGCATGTACAAAACACCAGGCGAAAGGAGCATAGCTATGTCGAATGTTGCTTACGCCGATTTTGCGGCGCGTACCGCCGTCAGGAGCAACCGGATGGAGAACCAGAAGACCGGATTCATCCCGTTGTACCGGAGTGTACTGAAGAAGCCCTGGGCTAAAGATGTCTTCCTGCGCACGCTATGGGAGAACCTTCTGTTGGGCGCCGCCCGCCAGCCCTACACGGCAAACTTTAAAGGCCGGCAGTGGCCATTACAAACCGGACAACTGGTGACCACGTCGGCAGATCTCGGGCTGAAATTATGCGACCGAAATGGGGAGCCAACCAGCCGTCATGCAGTGGATCGAATGCTGTCTCTTTTCGTGAAAGAAGGGATGATTTCAACCGCTGGCGAGAAGAGAAAAGGCACTGTAATTACCATCACAAATTTCGCGTATTACGCTCAAAAAATGGACTACTTACCCGCGCATAACGCCGCGCATAACAGCGAGCATAACCCCGCGCATAACGAACCCAGCAACGGCGAGGCTTCGGGAGTGGATGCCGAGCATAACCCCGAGCATAAGGGCGCGCTTAAGCCCGAGAATCATGAACAAGAAGTAATATTAAATACTAACGTATTTAATGTACGTCAGAGAATTTCAAAAGTTGTTCCTGATGCAGCTGTCCAGACTCCGAAAGGTGATAAGTGGGGGACATCTGACGATCTCCGTTGTGCAGAGTGGATGCTGGCGCTGCGCGACATCACCAAACCATCCCTGAAAAAACCGAATATGGCTGGCTGGGCGAATGATATACGCCTGATGCGCCAACTGGACGGACGCACCCACAAAGAGATTTGTGAGCTGTTCCGATGGGCCTGTAAAGACTCGTTCTGGTACAAAAATATTCTCTCCCCCGCAAAGCTCCGCGCCAAGTGGGACACGTTAACCCTTCACAGCGAAGACACTACCCGTAAGCCACGCACAGATGTCAGCGCAAACAAATCCGAAACTGGCCCGCACTGGAACAGTCCTGAAGCATGGGAGAAATTTTTATGACCCCGGATCTTTATCGTGCAATTCAGAATCGCGACAGCGAAATGCTATCACGCATGGCTGGAGATTCTTACGACGGACGCAAGGTTGTTAACGCTGACGCTGAAAAGCTGGTGGATATGCTTTTTGAAAACCTCATGCAGGTATTCCCGGCATCCACTCAGACGAACCTACGTACTGACGCTGATATTCGCGTTGCAAAGCAGCAATGGATCGCGGCTTTTGCTGAGTCAGGCATCACCTCCCGTGAGCAACTTTCCGCCGGGATGCAGAAAGCCCGATCCAGCCAGTCACCGTTCTGGCCGTCGCCGGGTCAGTTTATTTCGTGGTGCCGTGAGGGGAGTGGTGCGCTGGGGGTCAGTGTGGACGACATCATGAGCGAATACTGGCGCTGGCGGAAACTTGTTTTTCGCTATCCGACCAGTGAGCAGTTCCCATGGAAGGATAAAAACCCGCTGTATTACCACGTCTGCCTGGAACTGCGCCGTCGTGGAACAGAGGGACAGCTCAGCGAGAAGGAACTTATCCGAGCAGCTGGTGACATCCTGCATGACTGGGAAAAGCGAGCGTTGTCCGGTAAGCCGGTACCGCCAATCCGTCGCGCACTTGCCGCGCCGAAAGCAGCTACTGGCCCAACGCCTGCAGAGATGCTGATGGCTCAGTACAAACAACGCAAAAACGCCGGTCTGGTCTAATGGGGGAAATCACTATGGCAAGCAAATCACTGTGGGCAATTGTCGATTTTCTTCGGGTTAACCACAGCATCACGCCGCGTCAGGTTCAGAACCTGCTGGGATGCGACTGCAAGAAGGCACACAACCTGCTGCTTCACCTGGCACGCAGAGCTGTAGTAATCCGCACTGGCGAGCCGCATCACCCGGTCTATTCGCTGCAACCCGGCGGGGAGCTGAATATCAAGCAGCTCAAATCGAGCGTGCGAAAAAACATGGTCACATCAGTATGCCGCACAAGTCCGGCTATGCAGCGTGTACTGGCGTTTTACGGGAGGGTATCAGCATGAAACCAACCTACGAAGAACTGACAGTACAGCTCGCTAATGCCGAGAGCAAGTGCAGGGAGCTGGCGGCGGAGAATGTGGAGTTGAAGTCCGATCGCGACACCTTAGCTCGGTACTGGATTGAAGACGGTGGGGATGAAGAGTGCGCGATGTCTTATTGCGAACAAACCCCAGCGACCGACGCTTTCCTGGCTGAAGTGCGGGCGCATGGTGTGGAGCGTTACGCAGAGCAACTGAAATCAGAGGCTGACCGTGCAGAAGAAACCGGTTGGGAAGATGCTGCGAAATTTCTGCGCTCAGAATCTGAAAAAGTATTGGCGTTCGCCGCCCAACTTCGCAAAGGAGCCGCGCTATGAGCACTGGAATCCAATCACTGATTGATGCAGGCGCGTTGTTCGTCTCTAACCATTCGGGCGGAAAAGACAGCCAGGCGATGTTGATCAAGTTGCTTGATGTTATCCCCGCGCGCCAGCTCGTCGTTGTGCATGCATCGCTTGGCACAGTTGAATGGCCCGGTGCGTTCGAGTTGGCACGCGACCAGGCGAAGGCCGCATGTCTGCCGTTCATCGTTGCGCGGGCCAGCAAAACCTTGTTCGAGATGGTAGAGCGTCGCTTCGAAAACCGCCCAGAAGTTCCAAGCTGGCCGTCTGCCAGCACCCGACAATGCACCAGTGACCTGAAGCGTGGACCCATCCAACGCGAGGTTCGCAGGTATGCAAAGGCCAATGGATTTAAAACTATCGTTAACTGCCTCGGCCTGCGCGCCCAGGAATCAACCGGGCGAGCTAAGCGCAAGGCATTGAGCAAGATGGGGATAAGCAATTCGGTGAATACCTGGTTCGAATGGTTGCCGATACATGAACTCTTAACCGGAGAGGTGTTCGCCACGATTCGCAATGCGGGGCAGCATCCGCACTATGCCTATGCGCTGGGGAATGAACGGCTGAGCTGTGTTTTTTGCATTATGGCGAGTCGTAACGATCTGCAGAACGGTGCCAGGAACCATCCTGAACTGCTTGAGAAATACGCGGCTCTTGAGAAACGGACTGGCTACACAATGCATATGAATCGCATACCTATTCGCGAGTTGGCCGCTGATGATGAAAAACAGGAGCGTGCAGCATGACAACTAACAAACTACCTGAATGGCGCAAGGCGCTAAACGAGGCAGTAGAAAACTATCAATCCACACGCGCCTGGTATGAAGAAAATCAGGACAGCCCATCAGCCGAGCAGGATATGGACGCGGCGGCGGGTGAGATTGAAAAGTTGATAAAACAGTATGGGGTGCTCATCGTCTTAAATTTGCTGGATGAGATAGACGAGCTACAGGAACGCCGCAAGGCTGATAGCGAGCCAGTGGGGTGGACTGACGAAGAAGAGCTGCGTGACGTTGAAAAGGACGGTTGCGGCTACTTGTTTAAAGCTAACCCCATCTCACCAAATTCTGACCCTCGGCGCGTAATTAAGTTATATCGCCACGCGCAGCCAGTACAGGAACGCGAACAAATACGCCGTGAGCATGCAGTATGGTCACAGGCTACTTTCGGCGATGTCGGTCCAGTTGGTCCGCTGAAGCACCTTTCCAAAGAAGCGCTCGAGGCTGCTGCTGAACCAGGCGACCTTAGCGAATGGGCTGACATGCAATTCCTGTTATGGGATGCGCAACGTCATGCTGGTATCAGTGACAAGCAGATTACCCTGGCGATGGAAGAAAAGTTGGCGGTGAATATGGCGCGCCATTGGCCGGAGCCGAAAGACGGAGAACCACGGCTGCACATCAAAGCGGATCAACAGCAGGAGCACAAGTGA